ATCCGAGCCAAATGGCCGACCGCTATCGGGCTGTCTGATGACGAGGTTAAGCAGGTGTTTGATGCTGTATTTCTGATCGTTTCACTTGCAGGTAATGTCGGTATGCGGATGTTGACTAAGGGCCCAGTAGGGATGAAAGATCCGGAGTGTAAATAACTATGGTTAAAAATTTACCAAAGTTGGATTCAGAACTAGCCGACATCATGGTGGAATGTCATAAGTCTACCAAGATGTTTGCTAAGGTATTTTTTCCTGAGAGATTTAGTTCTGAATTCAGTCCTTTGCACGACCAGATCTTTGAGCTTATAGACTCTGGAGCTCCGAGAATTGCTATAGCTGCACCTCGAGGTATTGGAAAAACAAGTATTGTTGGGTTGGCTAAAGCAGGGAAGGATATACTTTTTAGGGATAAGAAGTTTCTGGCCTTTGTCTCTATGAGTGCGACTAGTGCGGAGCTCCAGACTGAGAATCTTAAGTTTGAATTAGCCTCTAATGATATTGTTGCTAAAGCTTTTGGGCCTGTTAAGCCTATAGGTGGTGGTACTCTGGATGAGAGTTTTAGTAAAAAATCTTGGGTCGGGTTTGACACCTTGATTTATCCTAGAGGTTCAGGCCAGCAGATTCGGGGACTTTTGTACCACAATTCTCGACCTGATATAATTATTATTGATGACTTGGAAGATCCAGAAACTATCAATAACGAAGAAGTTAGGATGAAGCGACGAGTATGGTTTCATGCTGATTTGGAAAAGTGTGTAAGTAGGATTGAGAAGAATTGGCAGATTATCTATATTGATACTCTTAAGCATGAGGATTCTCTTCTTGAAGAACTTTTGGAATCAAAAGATTGGGAATCTGTGAGGTTAGAGCTTTGTGATGATGAGTTTAATTCTAATGCTCCACAGTTTATTTCGACTGAAGAGATTAAAAAAGAAGCTGAATATCACAGAACAAATGGTATGATGGATGTTTTCTATAGGGAATATAGAAACATTCCTATTTCGAAAGAAGATGCAGTTTTTAGGCCTGAGTTTTTTAGGTATTATGAAGAGACTGATTTGGTTAATCCTAAACCGCCTAAGAAGGCTCCGAATTTGGTTAATGTAGTTATTGTTGATCCTGCAAAAACTCTAAAACTTTCCAGTGCGGATTCGGCAGTAGTTGGATGGGGAGTAGATTTAGAGTCTAGAGATCTTTATATTAGAGATGTAATCTCTGGAAAGTTTACTCCTGAAGAACTTTACGATCATATGTTTGGTATGGTAGTGAGTTTAGGAGCTTTTATTCTGGCAGTTGAGGTTACTTCACTTGAACAGTTTATTGTTCAGCCTATTAAGAACGAGATGAGAAAGAGGAATCTATTTCCTCAATTAGTAGAATTAAAAGCTGTTTCACATAAAGAAGAAAGAGTAGCTACTTTGGCCCCACATTATAGATTGGGCCATGTACTTCATAATAAAAATGTTTGTCAGAAGTTAGAGAGTCAATTACTTGGATTTCCTAAGTCTAAAACTTGGGACGTTATGGATGCGGCGGCTTATATTACCAAGGTCATGGAAATGCACGAGATGTATTTCTATCCTCCAGAGAAGGAAAAAGATGTAGATGAGTTTGATGAAGTGATGGATGAGAGGGAGATGGATCAGGATTTGCTTCTGATGGGGATTCAGTATGATATTGGTAGGAAGAAAAAACTAGCAAGGGCGCATTACTAATGACTGAGAAGCGTGTTTATTATGATTGTGTAGGTCCTTTCTTTTATGATGATACAGAGGATCTATTTGATTCTGAGGGAATTTTTACTGATAGGCTTCAGAATGCTATAACTACTGATGGAAATATTCTCATCATTGGTGGTGGAGGTCTTATTCTTGAGGGAGCTGCTTCATATGGAGGGGCTGCCTTAAAATTTGTAGGTAGTTCTTATACTACACAATTGTTAGTAAGTCAAACAGGAAATCTCTTGTATATATTACCAGAGACTAATGATGATGTTAGTCTTTATTTAGGGGTAGAACCATTATCAGCAACTCCTACATGGGGAAGATTTAATACAATAGTTAATGCATGTACTCAGGTTATGAGTATTGATATTAAAGATGGTTCTAATGTTGGAGGTTTTAGTTTTTATTATAGTTATGGAGCCCCACATAATGATAAAACTATAGATTGGGGAATTTCTGGAAATGCTTGGGACGATGTCTATGCAGATGACTTCCAAAATGTAGCTGATTTTTTGTTATTGGATTCTAGGGATGATTTAGCTGAATTGGAAAAGATCCAAGGAAGTGGAGTTATTGATCCAAGAACTGGGGAAGAAGTTATTGATGATAATACTGTTCCAGAGTGGTTATTAACTAAGTGTAAAAATACTGGAGTTGTTCTAAAAGGGCCTGATGGAAAGCCCTTCATAGCACTCAAGACTATTATAAGCCTTCTCATGGGTGCTTGTAAGCAGCTGAACTCGAAGGTTAAAGATCTTGAAACCAAGTTGAAAGAGGTTAAGGATGCCTAATATCTTGCTCAATCCGGAACAACCTTCTATTGGATCTTCTGGGCTTTATAGTATTAATTATGACTATGATTATCCAGATGGATTAGACTTTAGACCTAGAAGTAGTTTGCATAAGAAGATCAAGGATGAGATTCTTGAGAGGGCCTTGGAAGCTAGAACTACTATGAGTAAGAGGTTTCCCTATTGGAACTCAATAGATAGAACCCTTACTGCATATATAGAACTTGACTCGGCCGAGGAGAAGGTTCTTGAGGGAGATTCTAGGAAGCCTGTGAGTATTGTTCTTCCTTATAGTTATGCAGTTTTGGAAACTCTCTTAAGCTATCTTGTAGCAGCCTTTGTTCAGGATCCAATTTTTAGATACGAGGGTGTGAGTCCGGAAGATACTATTGGGGCCATCTTGATGGAGATGGTGATTGCCCAGCAGTGTATAAAGAGTAAGGTAGGGTTGAATCTACATACGAATTTTAGGGATCAATTGGCTTATGGTTTTGGTGCTTGTGGTGCCTCGTGGAGACAGGATTGGGGATATAGGATTACTGGCCAACCTGATGGTTATGGTGGGATGGAGAAGGTTGTTGAGGAAGCTGTTCTTTATGAAGGTAATGAACTGATTAATCTTGATCCTTATAAATGTCTTCCTGACCCTGATGTTAGTATTCATGAGGTTCAGAAGATGAGTTACTTTGGCTGGTGTGATCAGGATAACTATTATGATCTCTTGGCAGAAGAGAGTTTGGATGATAATCTTTTTAATGTAAAGTATCTAAAGCATTTGGTTGGGCGGAGAAGTTTTTTGTTTAAAGAGAATTCTGCCAGAAGTGATAAAGTAGGAGGATTTTCAGAGCCTGCTAAGAATACTAGATTGTCACAGGCAGTTGATATTATTAAGATGTATATTAAACTTATTCCTAAAGAGTGGAAACTTGGCACAAGTACTAGGCCTGAAAAGTGGTACTTTGAACTGGCTGCTGATGAGGTTCTTTTGAGAGCTAAACCTATTGGTCTGGCTCATGATAAGTTTCCAGTGGCAGTTGGCTCGCCAGACTTTGATGGTTATAGTCCTACTCCTATCTCAAGAATTGAGACTCTTTATGGCATGCAAGGTGTTATTGACTGGATGTTCAATGCTCATGTAGCTAACGTAAGAAAAGCAGTTAATGACAATATTATTGTTGATCCCTTTTTGGTCAACGTTAATGATTTCAAAACTTCCAAACATGGCGGAATCATAAGAACCCGAAGGCCTGCTTGGGGAAAAGGGGTGAAGGATGTTGCACAGCAACTCGGTATTACCGATGTCACCAGAGCTCATATCCAAGATGTGGCTTTTGTCATTGATTATATGCAGAAGATCGGGGGAGTGGATGATGCCGCTATGGGTATCCTTAGACAGGGAGGACCTGAAAGACTCACTACTGCAGAGTACCAGGGAACAAGATCAGGAGCTGTGTCAAGACTCAGACGTGTTGCTACTGTTGTAGGTCTTCAGTTTATGCAGGATGTTGGGGAGTTTTTTGGCTATCATGCACAACAGATGATGACTGAGGATACTTATGTAAAGGCAGTTGGGGAGTGGCAAGAAAGGTTGATTAGGGAATATGCGATTACTCCGGGGAGTAAGATGAAGGTTACTCCGTTTGATCTCTTGATTGGATTTGATGTTATTGTTAGAGATGGAAGTATTCCAGGGGATAATTATTCTGAGGTTTGGGAGAAGTTGTTTGATACTATTGCCCAGAATCCTGGGCTTCAACAGAGGATTGATCTGTTCCAGATCTTCTCCCATATTGCCAGGAATAATGGTGCTAAGAATGTTGATGAGTTTAAGGTTAAGGTAATGCCTAACGAACAGGTTGATCAGCAGGTACAACAGGGGAATGTTATTCCCTTTAACCCACAACAGACTGGAGGTCAAGGTGTTGGAGTTTGATAGGGAGGATGTCTTAGAGACTGAGATTTTGAGTTCTTATGGGGAATTAGAGGATTTTAGAAAGAGTTCTATTTGGAGGGATATTATAGGTGAGTTGGATCGGTGGATAGAAGATATTAGAAGTAGGATGGAGGACCAGACTGGAACTGAACATAGTTGGAGAATCCTTCAAGGAAACATCGAAGGGGTTAGGAATTGTAAACGAGTACTTGAAATCCTTTTGGATATCAAGAAAATGCAAGATGACAATGAGGAGGTACTGAAAGATGCCAAATGAAAACAAATCCTTGGCAGACCAACTGGGAGAAATGTTCGGAGGAGTTGCTCCTGGTGCAGGAGACAAAACCGAGAAGGACGAGGTTGAAGGCGAGGTACAATCTTCCGAGGACGGGGTGGGAGAAGTCGGGGAAGATACTGAAACAGGGGAAGAGGAAGAGAAAGAATCTGGAGTACAAGAAGAGATTGTATCAGAAGTTGGAGGAAAAGGAGAGGAAGGAGATGAGGTTGTTGAGGAAACTCCGGCCGAATCAAGTGAAACACCTACTCCGACTGAAACAGTTGAGACTCCAGCAGTTGATGATCGAGATAAGACTATTGAAACTTTACGAGGTCAACTTAACGACCTGTATGGTCAATTGCTTGAAAAGAAAAGTGGGATAATCCCTCCACTTCCTAAGGCTGGAGAAGGACAACAGCCTCCAGTAGAGCAAAAGCCCGCTGCTGCGCCAGTTGCTCCTTCTCAGCCTATTACTTTTAAATTGCCTGATGATGTAGATTTTGATGATGTTATGAATAATAAGGAGACTTTTGAGAAGGTAGTTGGTAAAGCTATTGAGTCGGTTCTTAGTAATGTTCTGGATTCTCATACTACAAAAGTTTTGACTTCTATTCCAAGTACTGTTAATAGAGTTGTTGATCAAACTGTTTCACTGCGAGAGGCTACTAAATCTTTCTATGACCAGAATCCAGATCTTCTTCCTGTTCGGAAGATGGTCGGGGCAGTAGCTGATCAACTTTTAAGTGAAAATCCAAGTCTTACTCTTGATCAGGTTTTTAGTCAAAGTGCTGAAAAAACTAGAATGGTTCTGGGATTGAAAAAGCAAGCAGTTCAAACTACTACACCACAAGGGGGCAAGGTAGGTTCTGGCTTAAAGCCAAGTTTCCCAACACAGAGAGGTACTGCACGTCCAGGAGTTAAGCCTAAAACTAATTCCCAATCTCAACAGATTAGGGAACTAATTTCTTAAGGAGAAAGAAAATGAGTGATGTCAAACGAGCTTTCGAGGCTATGCAGTTGAATGCTCCGCCTTTGTGTGTCAATCTGGATGCGACTACTACGTCGTACCAGATGAAGGTTGGAGATAGTGTTGTTCGTGCCACGTCGTCTGAGGCAGATGGTACTGGGATTATTTATCTTCCCCCTGTTGCTGCAGCGGCTGGGAGGTTTTATTTTATCTATGCTCCTACTGGTGCCACTGCTGGAGATATTAGTCTTTATATCAAGGAGACTGGTGCTGAGCTGGCTACTAATGGAGACATGGATGCGGATGATGATTATATCCTTCTGTTCTCCGACGGTGCCAACTGGAGGACCATCGTTGATGGTGTAGCGTAACCTTTTACCTATGGTTAAAATTTTACCATAGAAGGGAGAATTCTAATGGGATTGTTTCGGTTTATTAAAAGTCCGGCTGATGATAGTACTGATAACACTGGGATGAATGATGTTATCGGGTCGAAGGCGGATGCTCAGGTTAATGCTGTAGGGACTACTGTTTCCCTCCTAGCATATGCCAAGGGTATTCTTGCTATGCAAGAACAGTGTGTGGAGAAGAGTGACGGAGCTGCATTGGCTAATACTATTGATAATCTGTTTACTATCACTGGTGGGCCAATCTTTGTCACTCATCTGTTTGGTATTGTTACTACTGTCATTGTAGGCACTGCTAATGGCAAGCTGCAGATTGTTACTACTACTCCAAGTGCTACTGTTGATATTAGTGCTGCCGCGGTAGCTATTGACAATGATGCAGCGGGAACTTCGTATTATTCTGTTGGGGCCACTGGAGTGTTCACTCCTGTAACTGCAGGTTATGTTAAACTTGATCCTGTTACAGTTGAACCTACCCAGTTTTTCTGCCCGATTGGAACTATTGGATTTCATAGTTCCGCGGCCTGTACTGGTGTTATCAAGTGGTATCTTCGCTATAAACCTATGTCGCCGAGTTCTCGAGTTGTTGCGGCTGCTTAAAACTTTCTAGGAGGATTTGACTAATGGGAGCTTTCTTTGGAATGCGTGGTACTGGTGATTGGAGTACGACTGGTGAGCAGCCGGAATCTTGGAGGGAAGGGATTCTTTATCTCTATCCCAACGGTGACGCCCCGCTCACAGCGTTGCTGGCTAAGATGAAGTCTGCAAAGGTTAATGATCCTAAGTTTCATTGGTTTGATAAACTTTTGCCGACTCAGAGAGCCACTGCTACTGAGGTCTATACTGATGCACTTCTATCTAGTGCTTATGCCTCTGGTGGTGTAGATGGTACGGCTTTGTATATCAAGATGAGCCTGGCAGATGTTAAGAATTTCCGGGTTGGGCATCAGGTTCTGCTTAGAGTTTCTACTGACTACAATGGTGACCGTAATGCTCGAGTTATTGCGGTGACTCAGAACGGTGCCAGTTCTTTCATCACTGTAAATTTGATGGAGACTGATACTAGTAACAAGATTGCAAGTTGTGATACTGTTCTGATTATTGGGTCGGTTAATGCTGAAGGTGCTAATATGCCTGATGCTATTAGTTACGATCCTAATGAGCATTATAATTATACTCAGATTTTCCGGACTGCCCTGGAGATCACTCGTACTGCTCGGCGTACTAAACTCCGGACCAAGGATGCTTATCTTGAGGCCAAAAGGGAAGCTCTTGAGCTCCATTCTATTGAGATGGAGAAGGCTTTCTTCTGGGGCAAACGCTGGGCCGGGACTGGTGATAATGGTAAGCCCATTCGTGCGTCTGGTGGATTGATTGAGTGGATTACCAGTTCTACTCTTGGTGGTGGTTCGGTTCAGGGTGTAGTTAGTGACTACTATACTGACACTGACTTCTCTGGTCGGACCTGGGAAGATGGTGGTGAGGAGTGGTTGGATACTCACTTGGAAGAGATCTTCCGGTATGGTAGTGAGGAGCGTATGGCTTTCTGTGGTAGTACTGCCATTCTTGCTATTAATAAGCTGGTTAAGCTCTATGGTAATTATCAGCTTATGCCCAAGACTGTATCTTATGGTATCAAGGTTATGGAGTGGGTTACTCCGTTTGGTACTTTGTACTTCAAGCGCCATCCGTTGTTCTCCTACGAGACGACCAATTCTCGGTCGATGGTGATCTTTGATCCGAAGGATCTTGAGTACAAGTATATTGATGACACTTCTTTTTATGATGATCCTGAAAAGAAGAACACTGGATGGACTCGGAAGGATGCTACTAAGGAGGAGTATCTGACTGAGTGTGGTTTGGAGATGCACTTCCCGCAGAAGTGTGGTTATCTCAATGGTTTTGGTCGTGATAATTCTGTCTAATTGTTGATCAAGAGTGGGGAGGGAGAAATCTCTCCCCACTGAACTCGAGGTGAAAGATGAATCTTGGTGAGGTTAGAGCTAAGTTTATTGAGATAACCGGACGACAAGATTTGGTTAATAGTGATGATTCCGATAATGGGGCTGATTTCTTTATTAATGCAGGCCAGCGATTTTTAGATAAAAGGTATAGTAATAGACGTAGTACTGGAGTCTACTACAAATCTCTAGCTGTAGGTGGGTATTATCTTAAGCTTACAGATTGTAGAGCTGTTCAAGAAGTTTGGGTAAATGATAATGAGGAAAGATGGCAGTTGGAGAAGAAGGATCTGGGTTGGTTGAAGGAGGAGTATGCTGATTTGGCTTCTTCAACTGACCAAGGAGATGCTGCCTATTACTGTGTGGCCAATCTTCGTGGAACCAGCGTGACTGATATTAATGCCCAAGGAACTTTTCTGAATTATACTATCACAGAAGTAGGTAACGAAGATGCTAGTGGGATTTTGATTCTGCCTCCGACAGATATAGCATTAGTAATAGAGGTTACTGGTCTTTGGTATGAGCCAGAATTGACTAGTGATTCTGTTAATTCTTTTTGGAGTGTTAATTATCCAGATGTCCTAATC